TCCGTTACCTTTACACGGTACGTTTGTATTAACACCAGTTACTATTGTTGAAATGTTCGGTAAGTTGAAAGTTCGTTTATAGGGACTATCGTTCCTATTTGACAAACCATTTTCATTGTTTTATAATGGGCTTAAAATATATGAAAGGACAATATTATGGCAACTTCATTACCAACACCAAACCTTATTGCTAAACCATTCGCAAATGATGGCACAAAAAATACAATACCAACAGCCGCAACAGGAACAAATGCTGCATCTTTAAGTGAAGGTTTCCCCCTACTTACGGCAACATTACCAGAAAATGGTGGCTTGCCTCCAAAGCGTGCTGATGTTAATGGAATGGGATATCTTGCCACACAACCATTATATGCTTTACAGAATGGATATTTGGAAACATTCAGAGCTGATGTTTCAACAGCAATCGGTGGATATCCATCTGGTGCTCGTCTATGGTATCAGGATTCAAACGGCGGATTAATGCTTGTAAAGTCCTTAATTAATAACAATACATACAATTTTAACACAAATCCATCATACATTGACGGCCAAAAATGGACTGTTGATGTGCAGTCAATTCCTTCAGTTGCTGGACAAAGTGGAAAATTCCTATCCAACAATGGAACCAGCGCATTCTGGTCAAAAGGCGTTGTGGGTATGGTCTCCCCTTATGCTGGAACAACTGCTCCTGAGGGATGGTTAATTTGCGACGGATCTGCAATTTCTAGAACCACTTATAGCGACCTATTCTCCGTTATTGGAACCATATATGGGGCTGGTGACGGTAGTACAACTTTCAACCTACCTAATTTTGATAATTCTCGTATAGGTGGTGTCCCAGATTATGGTAGAGGAGAAAGTGTTTCAAATACAACAAAAACATTTACAGAAGATGGATTTTATATTGCTAATACATCTCGTACCCAGAATAAATGGCCGTCACAAACATTTAAAATAGGTAGTGAAGAAAAAATTTCTACATACGTATCTACAAACGATAGCTCTGGAAAATTATCATATCAAGTTTTAATAAACAAAGATCGTTCATACACTTTTGCTGGTCATGGAACGGGAACTTTTTACCCATTTATAAAAAACAAACTTCCAAGCACATATTGCATAAAATATTAATACTTAATAATCATATTCAAGCATAGTGCATTCTGCTGTACTGGCGCTCCGTCTTTATATGTTTGTGATGAATTATATGCGTTAAATTGCGCTCTACCTTCTTGCCAATAAGATCCACCTTGACTTGTATTGTTAATATTATTATAAGATAAATAACTAAACACACCACTTGCTTGACCACTACGTTGTTGCTGAATAACATTTACATATCCTGCAATATTTGGTAAACTTTCAGATAAGTAAGAACCGATGCTCCCTCTTACCCCCTTGCCTTGTAAAATTCTATCACTTAAACTTGGTAGGTTGAAAGTTCTTTTATGGTTCTATTTGACAAATAATTTTCGTTGTTTTATAATGCGGTTATAACCAATTATGAAAGGGATAAATATGCAAGCATATTCTTATGACGATAATAATTACTATAATGGCACAAAAGAATGCCAATTAGACCCGCTTGAGAGCAAAAATCAAGGGAAAGACGTATGGCTTTTGCCAGCTAATTGCACACATTCAGAGCCTTTGAAAGAAAAAGAAGGGTATAAAATCAAATGGAACGGCTCTTCTTGGGAATATGAAGCTATTCCAGTCCCACCTCCACCACCAGAACCAACAGAGGACGATCTCAAAGAGCAACGTCGTTCTTTAAGAGATTCTTACCTTCAAGGAACAGACTTCACGCAGTTATCAGATGCCCCATTTTCTGATGACGAAAAAGCAGAATATCGTGAATACCGTGAATATCTTCGTGATTATCCAAAGGGGGATAACTGGTGGGAAGAAGATCCACTATCATTTGAAGATTGGAAAAAATAAAAAAAGCTCCTTCGGGGGCTTTTTTGATACCATAAACGAACTTTCAACCTACCGAATAAATCTTTTCTTAAAGGTTGTGTTTTAGGGAACGGTATTTGTTTAGGTCTTTACGATGGTAAGGGGACAACTGCTGGTTTAAGAAAAGGATCTAGTTATTTTTATGCCGCAACGGGAAACGTTGGAAAATCAGTTGGAACATCATCAAGCGGAGACAACTCACTAAATAACGGGGCGTGTCTTGGCGTTATTAAAGATGCAACTAAATCTGGTTTAACGTGCGAAAAAGATTCTGATATAAAATATATTATAAAATACTAATATTTAATTATTCCCTTTACAGAAACGGCTGAAATTGTATGCGAATCTGTTATAATACCAGATTTAGAACTATCTTGTATTAATCCAATAACGCTATCATTAAATCTGTTGCTATTAATACTAGAACCTATATTTGCATTGATATTTGCCTTTGAACATATACCAAAATAATCGTGGCCATCATAAGCGGTACCACATTCTTGACTTCCATTTGACCATCCCATTGTTTTACCATTACCTTTAACACCTAAACTTGGTATAACGTTATTTGATATTAATTTTATATCTGGGATATTTGGAAGGTTGAAAGTTGGTTTATGGTTCTATTTGACATCAATATTTTTTTATTCTATCATTTGGTTGTGGAGAATAAATATGAGCAATTATTTCGTTGATACTTATGAAGGAGAACGCTTACAGGCTTATAAATGCCCAGCTGGTGTTTGGACTATCAGTAAAGGAATAACCGTATATCCAGACGGATCAAAGGTTAAAGAAGGGGATATAATTACAAAGGAATATTCTGATGCTTTGGTGACGGATTATTTCATGAAAAACATAACACCAATAATCAACAGCATAGGAATTAAACTTGGCCAAAAACAAAGAGAGGCTCTTGGATCACTCATATTTAACATTGGCGGACAGGCATTTAAATCATCATCTCTTTTTAAAGCTATAAAAAACAAAGACATAAAGGGTATTTATAAAAACTGGGACTGGATATCTGCTGGGAACAAAGCTTTAAGAGGATTGGCAAAGCGTAGAGCGGAAGAGCTTTATTGGTTTATGAGTGAGGAACTATGAGATATTTATTGCTTTTATTGTTATTAACATCTTGTTCTGTTGCTCCTAGCGAACAGATATCAGACAGCGTTAAAACTGATTTAAAAGGGATTACACAACAATTAGATAATTTGATCATAAATCTTCCCAAAGAATGCCAAAACGCTCTGAAATCGAATTTAAAGCCAATTTATACGCAAATTTCTGGTTTATCTGATAGGGTAGAGAGTATTAATCTTTCCTGTAAAGAAGAAAAAGAAGTTTTAAAGCAAAAAATAACGGTCAGGGATTCATTTATTGTAATTCTCGGAATATTCGTTGTTGGGCTTATTTATTTGCGAATAAAGAGACTATAAACCAACTTTTAACTTGCCAAACGGGAGAGCTGGTTTTGGGCAAAATTTACCAGTAATAGGTAATGGATATGGTATAGTTGTAACAAACGGATCAGCAGAAAGGTCATTAATTGGTATGACTTTTGGTACAAATGAATATCCGATGGCATTTGGTAAGACAACTGGGTTGTTGCCAGCACAGCCAGAATACGATCAAGGAACTTTTAGGCAGAGAAATCTTTTAGGTTTATCCAGAAATCCATCAAAATCTGGTATTATTGCAGATCTATCAAACGGTCTTAAAGCTATTATTAAATATTAATACTTTATAATTGCATTGATAGTTGCTGTTGCTTGAGAAAGATTTGCTATAAGACCAGATTTTGAAGGGTCTGTTGTAACGCCTAAAGTTTTATATCCAGCAAACGAACCAGCCCCACCTTTAGTCCCAACTGGAGTTCCTACAGAACCAGATGAAGCAGATAAGTTATTAGTTGAATTATTATATACACCAAATTCAGTAGTGCCATTGTCAAATGCTAAAGTTATTCCATTACCAATTACAGGTACGGTTCCTCCTAAAATTATTCTCCCATTCGGCAGGTTGAAAGTTGTTCTATTATCCCACTAAAGCACAATTTGACTTATAAATATCGGTGTGATAGTATGAAACATATATTACAAGGAGACCGCAAATGCCAAATATAACTCAGGGCGATTCCACTTCAGCTTTCGGAAATCATTTTTTAAAGATCTACACATCAATCCCAGAAGGACAAACAGTTTCTAAGGCTGTTTTTGTTTCTGGTTCTGTTAAAAAGACTATAACAGACATAACGGATCCGATTATTCTTGATCTTACAAGCGAAGAGACGGCTCAATTAAAATGTGGCCGCAATGTCGCTTATTTGATCGCTTATGATGAAAATGATCAGCCAATAACCTGTCAGGGAAAATTAGAATTTAACGTTGAACCAAGAAAGGGATAGAAAATGGCGGATGATGTAATTGTTGCCAGATTTGAGATCCAACAACAAGATCCTATATCTGCAAGTATGGAAATGTTGCCAACTGAGACACCAGTTGCAGAATTTAAGATTGAAACGGCTGGAGCAACGCACCACCCAGAATTAACTGGTCGTGATTTAGAAGACCAACACCCAATCGGAGCCATAACTGGCCTTTCTGATGAATTGGCATCAAAAGCAACTGAGGAAGCCCTAGAAGCTGAAATTCTTAACAGAGAACAGGCAGATCTTGATTTATACGGAGAAATAAACGAAGAGGCTGGAACAAGAGCAAGCGCAGACACCGCTTTAGGCCAAAGAATTGATAACGAAGTTACGGCAAGAACAAACGCCGATACGTCTTTAGGAAATAGGATAAGTGCTGAGGAGCAAGCCCGTATTGATGAAGATGAAGCGCTAGATCAAAGAATTGACGAGGTTGTTGAAGATCTTTCCGACCATATTGATAACGAAAACAATCCCCATAACGTAACAAAGGCTCAATTAGGACTTGGAAATGTAGACAACACTTCGGATCTTAATAAACCAGTTAGCACAGCACAAGCAAATGCCATACAGGCAGTTCAAGACAATTTGGATCAAGAAACAGACAACCGTATTCTTGGAGACCAAACATTAGATACAAATAAACAGGATAAATTAACATCTGCTAACGCTGGAACTGACATAACTATCACCGAAGAGGGTGGTGTTATTAAAATTAACTCGATAGCTGAAGGCGTAACTGTTCATAATGACTTAACAGGAAGGGATGCTGAAGATTCTCATCCTATTAGCGCAATTACAGGTCTAGTAAGCGCATTGGGAGATAAACAAGATACAATATCTGATTTATCGACAATCAGATCGAATGCTTTGGCTGGTAAAGGAGCGGCGGACACCATTTCTGGTTATGGAGATATTGTTTCCTATAATGCAGCCGACTTTGCAACAGCCGCTCAGGGAGCAAAAGCGGACACAGCAGTACAAAATCTATCAGATTTAGGAATAACCGCAACGGCTAATGAGATTAACCTTATTAGTGGTGCTACTTCTAATATCCAAACGCAGTTAAACGGAAAACAAGCAACAATTTCTGATCTTTCAACCATTCGTAGTAATGCGCAAGCTGGTAAAAATGCATCTGATACGATTTCAGGATACGGCGATATCGTAACGCATGACGTAGACGAATTCGCAACTGCGGCACAAGGCGCAAAAGCGGATAGTGCTGTTCAGAACCTTTCAGATTTAGGAATTACTGCGTCAGCGACAGAAATAAATTACATTGACGGCGTTACATCTTCAATACAAACGCAATTAGATGGTAAGCAAGCGACGATTTCAGATATTGCAACCATAAGGAGTAATGCTTCGGCTGGTAAATCTGCAAGCGATACGATAGCCACTTATGGCGACATTGTTACACATGACGCCGATGAATTTCAGCCAGCTGGAGATTATGCAACAAATACAGCATTAACTCAGGGATTGGCAACAAAGCAAAACACGATTTCAGATTTAACAACGATTCGCAACAATGCTTCTTCTGGAAAAGACGCAAGTGATACTATTGCGACATACGGTAATATCGTAACGCACAATGTTGGAGAATTTGCCACATCTGCTCAAGGTTCTAAGGCTGATTCTGCTGTTCAGCCAGATGGATTAACTTCTGCGATAAGTACACACAACACAAGCACAACAGCCCACGATGATATTCGACAGGTAGCCAATGAAGCTCTATCAAGAGCCAGCCAAGCTGTCCAATCTTTGGTGTTTGATACATTCGAAGATATGGAAGATTATTTGCAAGATGTTGCACATAAGGATTTATTAAAGGTTGGCGATAACCTCTATATAAAAGATGTTAATGTTGATGACTATTGGGTGTCTAAAGTATTAACATCCGCCGATCCAGCTACTGGTTATTATTATGAGATAAGCCCATTATCTGGAGAAAAGCCAGATCTTTCAAATATGGTTACAACAAATACTGCACAAACCATATCTGGTAATAAAAACTTTACTGGAACACTTCAAAAAGGCGGAGCTAATGTCGCAACAGAATCTTATGTAACATCTTATCATGACGGTTCTAAACAGGATTCTTTGGTAAGCGGAACAAACATTAAGACAATTAACTCAACAAGCCTGCTTGGATCTGGTAATATTTCGGTTGCTACTGCTGCACAGGGAACAAAAGCGGATAATGCTGCGGCCGCCATTGCAACATACGGAGACATAGTAACACATGACGTTAATGAATTCGCCACAGCCGCTCAGGGTTCTAAGGCTGATTCGGCTCTCCAAAGCATTACAGGAGCTATGGTAACAACGGCATTGGGTTATACTCCATATAATGCAACAAATCCAAACAGTTATATAAGCAGATCAGGAATAAGCGCAACAAGTCCTATCGCATACAACAATTCAACTGGTGTTATAAGCGTTGCGAGTGGATATCAGATAACAACAACGGCACAAGTCACACAGATCGGAACAAACGCATCAGATATCAGTAATTTAGAGGGCGTTGTTTCTGATATTGAAGATTTAATACCTAGCGAAGCGACAAATCTCAATAAATTGGCCGATAAAAGCTATGTTTCAAATCAAATTGACACACACCACGATACAACAAAGCAAGACACGCTTGTGAGTGGAACAAACATAAAGACAATAAACGGTGAGACGCTTTTAGGATCTGGCAATATTGAAATTCAAGGAAGCATGGGTGCTTTGGGTGATTTGACCGACGTAACCATCTCATCACCAGCAAACGGCCAATTTTTAACATATAACGGTTCTGGGTGGGTAAATGGTGGAATTAAGACCATTAATTCAACAAGTTTGGTTGGCTCTGGGAATATTTCCGTTCAGGCTACACTTGTGAGTGGAACGAACATTAAGACAATTAACAGCACTTCATTATTAGGAAGTGGCAATATAAGTGTTGCGACTTCAGCTCAGGGAGCTCTTGCCGATTCTGCTGTTCAACCTGCTGCAATATCAGATATGGCAACAAAAACTTGGGTTGGAAATCAGGGATATATCACTTCTGCGGCCATAACTGGTAAAGAAAACACATCAAACAAAGTGACATCTATGACCAGTTCTAGCACAAACACACAATATCCAAGTGCTAAAGCCGTCTATACGGCATTAAGTGGAAAACAGGCCACAATATCAGATTTGTCAACGATTCGCTCTGGTGCTGCTGCTGGTGCAACGGCGGTTCAACCAGCCGCATTGTCTGGCTATGTACCAACAACAAGAACGGTAAATGGTAAGGCATTAAGTGCGAATATTTCACTTTCTGCATCCGATGTTTCAGCTTTGGCAAATACAACAAAGTATGGATACACCGTTTCAATAAGTGGCACAACGTTGACTCTTAAAGATCAAAACGGAGCAAGTTTAAGCACAGCTACAATCCCAACGGTCAGTTATACTGCTGGAACGGGCATTAAGATTGCAAGCAACGTGATCTCATACAACGGAACAACATTTGAAGCGGAGGCATAATGTTAGGATTATTAAAAGCTATCTTATCAGGATTTAATTTATTTGACTTAATTATTGGAGTTTGTTAAAATGTTTATTGTGGATAGGTTCGCTACCGAAAAGTATGCAACTCACATACCTGCCACTTCGTTTAATGAGTGTTTTGTTTGGAGAAATAAAATGATAGATATGACTGGTGAAGTCTATAATAAATTAAAAGTAATAAAGTTTGATCATTACGATAAGAAGCACAACTCATATTGGCTATGTAGTTGCGAGTGTGGAAATAAAACTGTTGTAAGAAGAGCGCATCTACTGTCTGGAAACATAAAATCATGTGGATGTTTTTTAAAATCACCAGATAGGAAAAGAATTATTACTCATGGATTATGGAAAGAAAACAAACGTCTTTGCAAGATATGGGATTGCATGAAAGATAGATGCTATAATCCAACAAGAAAAGCATATAAAAATTATGGCGGTCGTGGTATAATTGTGTGTGATGAATGGAAGAATAGTTTTTTGTCTTTTATTGAGTGGGCAAAAAACAATGGTTATAGAAGCGATTTAACAATTGATAGAATAGACGTTAATGGAAATTATGAACCGTCAAACTGTAGATGGGCAACAATGAAAGAACAGTGTCGTAATAAGAGGAACACACGACACATAACTTATAACGGAGAAACACATACCGTTCCAGAGTGGAATGAAATAAGAGGGGACAGGCTTATAGAGAGGAGACTTGAAAAAGGTTGGTCTATAAAAGATGCTTTTGAAGTTCCTAAAGGTATGTTTAGAAAAATATTTTTAGAAAGGAGAAATATTATATGATAGGTTTAATTAAAGCATTGTTATCAGCATGTCTTCGGCGCCTTGCTGGAGGCGCATCACATGGAGCGCCAGTATTAAGCAAAAGATGGTTTCAGGTGACATTAATGGCGATATTATATGCGCCGACGATATATTTTCATAGCTATCACACATATTTATTCGATAAATTACCACATTGGCTGTTTGTAATACTGGCAACAGCAGCCGTTATACTTGCCGAGATCAGTGGGCATTTCCCTTCGTTCAAATGTGGCACGGAAGATCCTGAATATATCAAAGAGCAATTAGAAAATGGCCGTAAGATTAAGTTCCGTAAGATTACAACTTGGTTTGGTAAGATAAGAGGCTTTGAGGAGTTTGATAAGGAATGGTGCTTTTGGAATCTGCTCTTAAACAAATCGTTCTTTTGCATACTTCCTGCCTTATTTGTTGGTTATCAGTTCTATTTTATAGGTATTTGTGTTGGTCTAGCATATCCTGCTATGTACTGGGCTCAATTAAAGCCATTTAAGAAATTAATGGTTGCACCAACAAACTGGGGAGAATTCTGGCAAGGGTACTATTATTATCTAGGTCTTCTTTGTTGACATAAAAAAAATAATAGTATATGTTATATTTGTGGCTAGTGAATGCATCACGAAAGCCAGAACCTTACTGGTTGCCACATTTAATTTTAAGGACTATCAAAAGGAGATAGGTTAAATGGCAAAAAATTTATTATGCGAAACAAGATTATATAAAATATATCTTGCTATGAAACAAAGATGTAATAATAAAAATAATAAAAGATATAAAAATTATGGTGGTCGTGGAATTAGAATATGCGAAGAATGGAGTAATAATTTTATTTCTTTCTATAATTGGGCTATTTCTAATGGATATGATGAAAACGCAAAAAGGGGTGATTGCACGATAGAAAGGATAGATGTAAATTGTGGCTATTGCCCAGAAAACTGCAGATGGATAACAAATAAAGAACAGCAAAATAACAGAACAAATAATAGCTACATAATATATAAAGGTATTAAATACACTTTACAACAGTTTTCTGAAAAATATAATATACCAAAACATCGTTTATTCATGTGGTATAAAATAAAAACTCCAGAAGAAATAATGAAAAATGATCCAAAATGTAAAAGAATAATTATATCATATTGTGGGTTTGACTATCCTATAAATACATGGTATAAATTATCTAAGATAAAATGGACAACATTAAGGAATAGATATAAAAGTGGACTTCCAGTTGAACAAATATTTAAAAAAAGAAATGGCGAAATTTGGAAACCATAACTATCTAGGATTATTATGATCGAGCAGCCGTTTCTTCCAAATTTTCTTGAACAGGAAGCGAAAGCAAGAGAGGCTTCAATCCCTTTGGAGACAAGAAAAGAAAGAATGGTTAAATTGTATTGGAAATTCAGAAAATACGCTGAAAAATGCTCAAAGAATGATTGGGAAAACAGAAAACGTGCTTGGATGATGAGCATGATGTTAGAAAGGCAAAGATGACACAGGTTTGTTTTAATCAATTATCAAACGAATGGACTTCGTTTGAAGATATGGTTGGAAGTGGATTTTCTGCTAGTGCCACATACGAATTACAAAATCGTGGAAACGGGTATATATTAGCCCTTGAAAGCAATACAGAGCCACAACCAAATAATATGGCTGGTCTTATTATAAAGCCATTAGATATTTTTAGCTATAAAAAAGGCACACAGACGCTTTATTTAAGATCTTTATCAAGCGAATGTGCAATTAATACAAGGAGTGATGAAGAAATGTCAGAATACGCACCTAATTTAATTAAGAAAACAATTACAGAAAATGGAGATTATTCAGCAGCAGATGAAGGCGTTGATGGATATAGTGATGTAATAGTAAATGTTCCTATTCCAGAGGTAAGTGGTCAGCTTGTGATAACTTCTGTTGCTGAGGTGGATGTTTCTCAATACGAAACGGCTATTGTTGAGGACTATAACCTTACGCCAAGTAATATAAAGAAAGATGTAGAAATACTAGGGGTAACTGGTGAATACGAAGGAGAAGAATGCACAGTACACGCAACAAACGCATCAAATTATGATCGCCTTGCTGGAGAAAAGGTATGGGTTAAAAAGGTTGGTGATGAGTGGCATATTATTGATTTTGCAGATGCTGATCCAGATACAATTACAGGAGCTCTTTTAGAGGATGCAGAAATTGGTGTTAGATCAGAGGTTAAGGTAATGCTTGATGGTAGAAAGACAGCACACATGCACGTTCCTGATTTTGTTGATGATGGCACTCCTCTTCCAGTTATAGATTATGACGAAAAGACAGTTACATTTAGTGATATGAGCCAAAGCATATACAAGACGGCAAACTCAATTCCAACACCACAAGAGATTATTGAGATTGTTGTTAAGGTAAAATCAGAAGGAACAGGAGAAAGGGATTATCAGGGAACTGGTGCATACTTTTTCAAAGGATATACTTCTAGTTATGAATTAACGCCTCTTATTAGAGTCTATTGTGGGAACAACCTAAGCATAAGTTATAATGGTACTGAGTTTGGTGGTAATAATGGTCATTACGATATTGTAAGCAGTGAGGACTTTCAAGCTGGAAAGTTCTATTGGGCAAAGATAACATTCACAGATACGACTATGACGTTCTATGTTTCAACAGACGGCATTAATTATAATTATGTTTGGGAGAATGATTTTGGAGCTGGCGTGTTTAATGCTTTTGTAAGTGCAAGAAAAGAGTTTGGATTCCTACCATGTAAGACAGGAAACTTGGTAGATGGAGAGTATGGATTGGATGAAAGTTATGTAAGAATAGACAATACATACGTATTCCAGCCAATGAGACCAGTTCAAGAAAGTTATTAAGCAATTTTTTACGTTTTTGTAAAATAAAGGGGATTTTTAACGTTTTTTTTGTTAAATTTCCCCTATTTTGTGTGATTTTTTCACATAAAGTGCGATTAGGCCGCTTTACTTTCATGTTTATAAATCATTTGTTCTTCAAACCATTTACGCTCTGAGAACTCTGATTTTTTGCCAATATTATATCCAGAAATTGGACGGAAATATCCCATAACCATTTGATTTTTAACGATATTTCGTTATTATATCGCCAACCCTTTTAGAGTTGCTGTACATTACTGCACAGATAAGACTATATCATCACTGCTTTCACAGTGGAAACCGTTTCGTAGCACTTGCCACTACTCCCATAGGGATAGTCGTTAGACTCAATAAGAATTTTTCCAGATTTTATTTTATCATAAAATGTACTTTTACTTATTTTTAAAAATTTAGCAAGATCTCTTGATGTTTTATAAAGTACGTTTTTATATATATAAGGCTTTTTATTAAAAGATCCATGTTGAAGACCATTTATATATGCGTGTTTAGAATTATAACTTCTTGTAACCCATTCTAAGTTACTATAAAAATTGTTTGTTTTATTACAATCTTTATGATTTACCACAGCACCTTCAAAATAGCCATTAATAAAATACTTGGCAACAAGACGATGAACAAAATATTTTTTTGAAGGCAAACCTATATTAACTCTATAATATCCTGCATTATTTTTAAATTGAGAAATTATATTTTTTGTTAATCTGTTTCTAATAATACCAGTATTGGAAATTTCATATTTTCCATCAACTTCTTCAATTTTTTTCCATTCGATCATCTTTTTTATTCCTATCTTCGTACGGGATTGTCCATATTTGGAGTTTCCCCGTTTAGGTTTCTTTTTAAGGACACGCTATTTGGGAATTTAACGAGTCCAGCATTCAACTGGTTGTCTTTTGGATTCGTTTAATTGTAAAATTTCTTTGTCTGTCATTATTTTTCTCCATTACACTCTGTATTTTTTGGGTAAAAAAAACTGGGCAGAATAATAAAAACACAAGAAAAAAAAGACTGCCCAGATGACCTTTGTTTGTATCTAGATATTAAAAATAAAAGGAGAACATTAGGTCACGAAATTATATTGGCACAAAAAAACATCGTTGTCAAATTGAGAATGGGGCACGTATATTATACGCACCCCGAGTGATAATAACGTACAAGAATTAAATATGGATAAATATTCTTGTATGGAGGACTTTAATATAGCATAAAATATTCATAAAGTCAAATAAATAGTAATAAATGGAAACAAAGGGTAATAAAAAAAACAAAAAAATGTGTTGACAACGTTATTTTTTTAAGTTAATGGTGGATATGTGGCAATGGTGCCACCAATAACAGAAAGAGAAAGAGTATGACACAAGAACAATATCAAGAAAGTTTTAATGCTATGCTTAAAGATATCTCTGAAATGATTGAGATAACTGGAAATGAGGCACTTAAAAGATTGGTTAAGAAAAGATTATTTGATTTTTCAAACGAAATCATTGGAGAAGGAGAAGGAGAAAGAGCAAATGACAGAAATCAGAAACAAAACCGCTAATATTTACACTGAATGGCTGCCATTAATAGATTCGTTGCCAAACGAAATAGCTGGTCTTATATTCAAAAACATATTAAAATATCAGAATGGAGAAGACATAAAAAACGATTTTCCAGTTTGGATGTTTATAAAATCTAAACTTGACGAGTATAACGAAAAAGGAAAACAAATATCTGAAAAAAGAAAAGAAAATGGAAAACTTGGCGGTCTAGCAAAAGCTAGCAAATGCTACCAAGAGCTAGCAAGTGATGGCAAATCTAGCAATAAAATAAAAGAAAAGAAAATAAAAGAAAATAATAATAAAAATATATTTAAGAAACCTTCTTTAGAAGAAGTAAAAGAATATTGTTTTGAAAGAAATAATAATGTTAATCCATCGAACTTCTTTGATTTTTATGAATCAAAAGGGTGGAAAATAGGCAAAGATCCAATGAAAGACTGGAGAGCAGCGGTTAGGAATTGGGAAAGAAGGGAAGATAATTATCAACCAAGACAACAGACGTTTTTTACAAAACAAGAAGTAGAGAAGCCATTACCTGCTTCTGTTAGCAAAGAAGAGATAGATTATATTGTTGACCAGAGAAAAAAGGATGCTGAAGAAGATCGCAAACGTGCAGAAGAAGCAAATCGTAGATCTGAATGGCTAAAAGCAAAAGGATATCCAAGCGTAATTGCTTTAATGGCCGCTGGTCAGGAAACATACAAGAGAGTTATGGAAGAATATAATAAAACGCATTAAGGGGGAAGTATGAAAATAGGTGATTTTGTTATTTACTCAAACGGGACTGTTGGAAAGATCGGTAAAATTGCTTCCGTTGACCAATTCGGAAATTATAGGATTATTCCACTAGGTAACGGTAACCACGTAACAAGATCAAAGGATCGGATAACGTCTTTGGATAAAGAATTGGAAAAAATTAACATTTATAGAAGGGAAAAATAATGGAAATATACGAAAAAATGAAACAAATTGCTGTTGATAACAATGTAGAAATTACAGAAAACGCAATAAAAATAGCAAGGTTTAGGGAAAGAGCTGGGCTGTCTATAAATTTATGCCCTTGTGCTAAAGACGAGCCATATCCAATAAGAGGATGTATTGGTGATAAATGTAGAGAAGAGATTATTAAAAATGGAATATGTAAATGTGGTGTATATAAAAAAAAATGATTTACAAACACATAAAAAAGTAATATAATTTATTCGTGGCTAGGGTAGCTCCCGAATGCCAGAACCTTACTGGTTGCCACAATTAATTTTAAGGGCTAACAAAAGGAGTTAGAATATGGAAGAAATTTGGAAAGATATAAAAGGATATGAAGGTTTATACCAAGTATCAAATTTTGGTAAAGTTAAGTCAATTAAACTTAAAAATGAACATATTTTATCTGATAAAAGAATAACAAAAGGAAGAGGAAATATAGAAGGATATGTTAAATATTCTTTATCAAAAAACAGCGTTGCAAAAAATTATTTTGCACATAAATTAGTCGCTGTTGCTTTTTTAGAAAATAAAGAAAATAAATTATATGTAGATCATATTGATGGAAATAGTTTAAATAACAACGTCAAAAATCTTCGTTGGTGTTCTGCATCTGAAAACAATAATAATCCAATAACAAAAAAAAGAAGAAGAATTATATTTGAGAATAAAAGAAAAAAAATAGAAGAAATAAAAAAAGAAAAAAACAAAATAAAAGAAATTACAACAAAAAAACAAAGAATAGCTAATTATGCGAAATACTGGTATAAAGGGAAAACATTATCTTCGTATTGTAAAGAAAATGGTTTAAATATATATACAATAAGGGATAGAATAAGAAATCTTGGTATGAGTATAGAAGATTCTATAAAATATCCTATTTTAACACAAAGAGAAAAAGTCTTATTGCGTTTTGGAAAGTATGAGTGGAAAAAATGAGAAAACAAGAACATTATCTTCAGGTGGATATCCATAAACTTTTAAACTATGAGGGGATATTCCATTTCGCAGTTCCAAATGGTGGTGCTAGGAATCTAAAGGTTGCGGCCGCTTTGAAGGCTGAAGGAGTTCTCGCTGGTGTTTCTGATCTTGTATTGGCTCTTCCAAACAGGATTGTGTTTGTAGAGATTAAAAACGGGAAAGATGGCAGGCAATCAGAAAATCAAAAACTTTTTGAAGAAAATGTTAAAAATTTAGGATTTGAGTATGTAATTTGGCGGTCATTAAATGATTGTATTAATTACATAAACGAAAATAATTTAAAAAAAGTGAAAAAATATTAAAAAAACACTTGCAATTATTAAAAAAGTATATTACCATTAAATTATCCGATAAGGATATTAGGTTTGTATGATTGAAAAATATCACACCTACGGGTAGCCCTCCGAAATCTGGGTGTCTGGCAGATAAGCCCGTGAAAAAATCAAAAGTGATAATTAAGGAGAACAAAAATGCTAAAAGAGATATATAAGAAATTTGCTACACCACCAGCTGATGCGTTAAAGAGTATTGGAGCTGGTCGCCTTAAGGGAATGACCGATATCAATCCACAATGGCGCATTGAGTGCTTAACAGAGATGTTTGGGTTGTGTGGATTTGGATGGTACACAAAAATTCTGAACAAAGAGATTATTGACGGAGCTGACGGAGAGAAAATGGCTTCTGTGGATATTGAGCTTTATGTCAAGGAAAATGATAGCTGGTCTATGCCTATCCAAGCGAACGGTGGATCAATGTTCGTTGCCAATGAAAAGAATGGCTTGCACACATCTGATGAAGCCTTTAAGATGGCTTATACGGACGCTCTTTCTGTTGCCTGTAAAATGTTAGGTATTGGAAGTGCAATCTATCGTGGAACATTTAACACGAAATACCAAGCACAGCAAGATCAAGTAGATTATTCAAAGCTATCTAAAGAAGAATGGAATAAAATGATAACAGAGGCTAAGAGTGTTAAACAATTAAACTTCTATTATCATCATTGGAAGGATCGTGAATTTGCTGCTGAGCTCCAAAAGGCAAGCTCCAATCGTAAACTTCAATTAGAAAATCCAGATTTGAAAGTAGGTTAATATGAGTATTTATGCAGATGTTATTGAATGCGAGCGTTTATTTGATGAGCTTTGTGTTGATCACCAAACAGGTGAAATCGATATGGAGCAAGAGAAGTCTCTTGATGAGCTTCGCAACCAGATCATAAATGAAGGTATTGAAAAGCTCTGTAAAGTAAGAGCAAATAAGATGGTTGAAATCGAAGGGTTAAAACAGGAGGAGGAGCGTATAGCGGCTAAGCGTAAGTCTCTTGAAAAAGGGCTTAAAAGTCTAGAAGAGTACATGAAACTGATATATGATCAGGCTGGCCAAGACAAGCTCCAAGCTGGAACATTTACTGTATCTATGCGGAAATCCATAAAAACTATTGTTGATAATGAGGAATTATTGCCACCTCACTATAAAATCCAAAAGGTGGAATATAAGCCTGATTTGAAAGCAATCAAAGAGGACATTCAGAACGGGGTTGAGGTTGCTGGATGTCACCTTGAAGAAAAACAAAATATCCAAGTTAAATAGAAAGGAGAGGGGTAATGTTTGGATGGTTTAAAAAGAAAAAGAGGCTTGAGCAAAAGGAAGTTTTAGGATATGATGCATTTGTGGTAATCTTACGCCCTGAGCGTGATAAAAACGGTCGATTCGTAAAGGGTCATAAGGCTATCCCAGATAGAGTAAATGGAAGATTTGTAAAAAAGAAAGGTAAAAAAAATGGACATAAGTAAAATTTGGAAGGACTTTGCCAACACGGTTGTAGAAGCTGGCATTGATTCTTATGTGAATATCAAAGCCGTATGCCGTACAACGTTTAATATGTTTAAGGATACGTTGATTGTAGCCGTTAAAGGTATCGCAGAATGGCTAATTGCTTTGGTTGGTGGGATCGCAAGTATTATTTGGGATCTTATCAAGGTAGTAGGTGCTGGATTAGTCGCAGCCATTAAGAGCACTCTTGGAGTGTTGGTTGAATGGCTTATTAACTGGATCAAGCATTTATAAAAGATCGCTGGATGGGATATTGGGTAACCGTATCTAGGCTGTTTTCGAGGGCTTTAAAGCATCCAGCAATATTTAGAGGAATATAAAATGGAAGAAAAGAATACACCGATCGTAAAATATAATAATGGTACTATTGGAGCCGCAATATTTAAACAACAAGGCGAGGATGGAAAGAATTATTATTCTGTCTGTATGCAAAGATCTTATAAAAAGAAGGGAACTGAGGAATGGATTCGTGAATCTGTCAATATGTTTCCAGACGATATGTTGAAGGCGGCAGAGGTTTTAAGAGTTACTTATAATATGCTGGTTGAATACCTTCACAAGAACAAAGCGGAAAAACAGGATTTCCCAAAGCAAGCTATTGAAGATGCGGATAATATCCCCTTCTAAGCCCTAGCAGCCACTCCTTAATGTTAACACACACGCTCACCCTGCAAGCTGGCTGCTATATATCTCATACAAACGACAGGGTGAGCACTTACTTATTATGCAATTTACGATATATAATCAGTTACAATTAGACACAGCAGTAAAAGAGATGTATAGACTCTTGGAGGAACAAAAGGGAGTCAATATATCCTTTGAGCCGTGCACAAAAGGAAAAACAAAGAATCAGTTGGGATTCTGGTTTAAATGCCTTTGTGGAGCCGTTGTTGATTTTTATCGTAATCAGCTCGGGGATAAGAGCTGGACAAAAGAAGCCGTCAAAGACCAGTTTTATGAATATCTATCCCCGAGAACAAAATTAACCACTCTTGGCGGTAAGATGTATGAGCATCCAAAGCATATAAGCGAAATGGATCGTGAGGAGATGTCTGAGTTTATTGATAAGACAATCACGGCCATAGAGAGGGCAAAGTGTTTTGAGGGTCTTATACTCCATCCAAGCGTCAGGAATTGCTGGATTCACACGATAACAGATGAAGAGATTCGTGCTGTTGATGAAAAGAAGTTTCCAAGAAAGTGTCCTGAATATCTGGAATACAGAAGGCACCAGTGCTGCATTTGCTGCGGATCCTATGGATGTCATGCACACCATATCAGGGAAAGCGAATCGTCAGGAATGGGATTTAAGGCGAATGATTGGGAAACGCTGTCGATGTGCCCAGCTTGTCATGTGAAGTATCATACATTCGGGCGTGGTTGGTTTGATGAACAGGTAAAATGGATTTTAGATTATATCGATCTGGAAGATTTTGTAAAATGTAGTTTTTCAAGATGGTATAACGGTTTTAGATGAAAGGAAACAAAAATGGATAAGAAACACGAAGAATTAATAGGAAAAAATAAGCTTCAATATTTGAATGAGCTATACAGCCTTGCAATGCGCTATGGAATCCGTAGATCTGATATTGGCGCTTATATATTTGGCAAAAAAGAATACTCAAGAATTTATCAGATAAGAAATCCACAGCTTGAGACTGTCATTAATATAGAAAAAAACATAAATGAAATGATAGATCTCAGAAAAAAGGGCAAAATTTTTGATATAAAACAATAGCTTGTAAAAAAGTTTAAAAAAAATAAAAAAAATTTAAAAAATCGCTTGACTAGATTAAAAAAGTAGTTTATTATTGTTTATGTGATAACAAAAAGGAGAAAAAAAATGAATAAATTATTTACAACAATCTTAGCCACAGCGATTTTATTATTAGTTGGATCTTGCTGCCATTATTTAAACAAGGAAGCGAAAGCAGAGTATGAGAAATGCTTAGCTGGCGGACAAAGCGAAGAAACTTGTATGTTTTATGTATACCAATAAGGGGGATCAGATGGCAACATTACATGAATTTATTTTAGATGCTGGTGATTCTGTTTACGATGCTATTACTAATGAATTTGATAGCCAAGCGAAGGAATATCCTTTTAAATTTAGGGTTGAGGAAGAAAATGTCGGAAATATCTATATAAGACGTGAGGTTTATATTGATGAAGAGTGTGAAAACGAATTCAGGGATAAACTTTCAAAGGAGTTTACGGAAGAAAAGCTTTTTGAAATCTTAAAAAACAACGAAGATTTTAAAAAATCTCTCTGTGAATTAGCTCAAAAGATCGTAAAAGAAAGGGAAATATAATGACCATATCTGAGCAGATAAAGGGAGTTAAGAAGCAGTTGGATTACTTTATGAAGGTAAGTGAAAACTGGGTAAGAGATTCCAAAATGTCAGAAATGGAGAGGAATTATCAAAAGGATTGCTTAGAGTGCGCAATTAATTCTTTGGCCGTTTTGGATAAGTTCGAACGGGATCTTGCTGCAAAAGATAACAATTTAATAAAGGAGATTACAAAATGATTAGTAAAATATTTGGATTGGTTTTTGTTTGGGTTGCAAGTTTGATTGGGGGTATTTTAGGCGCTTTATTCGCTATTGCTTTCATGATTTATTTTAGATTGTGCGATATTCGTGATGAAGTCGCTTTGGCCAATGTTCTTAATGATGGAGGGAAAGATGACTAAAACATACTTAAATACATTAACACCTGAAGAAATCATTAAACGGTTAAAGAATGGTGAAGTTATTAAAACACCAGACGGTGAATTAAAATTAATAGATGGAATTTTAACAAAGCTATACGATGATGGAGATTTTACAATAAGCATGGGTTTGTATGTTGATCCAGAATCAGATGCAAAATTCTACTTTGAAGATAAAGAGCCTTTCAAGATTACTAAGGCTGGTAAGTATCGTACAAGGGATGGAAGGATTGCTTATGTTAGTTACATAGAAGCAAGTTGTGTTGGTTGTATTGATGGTTATGATGATATTGTTAGGTGGAGTATTGAAGGAATACCTTTTTACAAAGACCACGATTGTGATTTAGTTGAGTATATAGGAGATTAAAAGATGAATAAGTATTTACATTTTGAATATGTATTTGACAAATACCATTATGGTTTAAGATTAGACTACTACTCGGATTGGAAGTGTTTTCAGATAGCGTTTTTCTGTTTTATAATTACAATACATTTTGGGAGAGACAGATGACTTGGGATGAACTTAAAGAAAAAGCAAAAGAACTTGGGTATAAAGAAGTTGAAAAACTTCCTTTTGACAAAATTGTAATTGCTTTGGTAAATAAAAAAGGATTAGCTTTTTATCGTAGTGGGACAATAGAATACGATTGCGACAATGATACTCTTTTATGTGGTAGACCTATCGCATTTAGGAGAACTTATGAACAAATGTATGCAATCATGGGGGCTTTGAAATGAAATTAAATAAAATAAAAAAACTTGGATATTATACTAACAATCTAGAAACAAGAGAAACAATTTATGAGGTTATATATAACACAGAAGAACCAGAATGTAAATTCCTTATAGACACTTGGGATTATTATGATACACGAGATGGTTCAAAAGTTTATAAGTGTGACGGAACTTTGCGCGAACCGAGATTTGCAGACGACATTGAAGTCTTTGAAATAAAAGACACAAAATATGAAGTGTTTGGTAATTCTGGGGCTTTTTTAAGAGAGGTAGGAAAATCATATAAAGAAAGATTAACATGTAAAAAAGATTGTGATTATTGGAATGAGTACGACCAAGATTGTGAATGTTTGGGAGAAAATCATCCTTGTCCTAGAAAGTGCTACATATTTAAGGAAAAATATCCAGAAAAATTTCCCAGCAAAAAGTGTAAAACACTTACTGAGCAATGGCGTGATGGGAAATTGTTTGGGTTCCATTATGTAAAAGAGCCAAAAGAAAAACCAGAAATACATAATGTTTCCTGTATGGACTATCTACTTGATGAGTATGGTGTAGAAGTCCTTGCCCATGTGCCAAGCTATGATGAATATGTTGAACTACTCAAAAAATTAGATAAGTTGAAAAAGCAATTAGATAAGGCTGAATTGGTATTAAAAAGCATAGCATTAAATCTAACAACAGACCCAAAAGATATGAGAGTAGCAATTAAGGACTGGTGCTGTGATCAGGCATGCTTGAATCTGGTTAATAACTACTTTGAAGGGAAGGAAGAAAAATGAGTGAAGAATGCAGAGTATTAACAAAAGAACAATATGATGAGATGTTCAGAAGAATAAACGAACTTGAACAGAATCTAGCAGGAGCAGAGCAATCTGTTCAGGAAGGCTTTGAAATCAATGAAGAGCTTAAAGCAGAGAATGAAAAACTTAAAAAGAAACTGGATATTGCTGTGAAAACTTTAAAGTATTATGACACTTGGTTTGATGGAAGATTAGCTCATAACGATAGTGCAGCAATAAAAGCACTTAAACAAATAAAGGAGGAAAAAAATGAAATCATCTAAAATTGAATTAAATAAAGTTTTTGTTTATAAAGGCAAAAAATATAAGTGGGTAGAAAAGATTAAGGGTGCGTGGAAAATACTCTGTTATGAAAACGGAAATGAAGTTCCTCCAGTTGAAATACCACCAGAGGTTCTTGCTGGAATAGCAGATGTAGAGGAGGTAAAATGACAGACGAGGACTGGATGGATGACGAGGCTTACTATTTAGAGGAATGTGCTAAATTGAAGGCAAAAAACAAAGAACTGGTTAAAAAATGTAACCTGTTGAAAAAGAAGTTAAAGTACGCAAAAAACTTTATAGCTGTTGTACAAAGGTCTAATGGTAATTGCAGACCAGAGGAATGTGAAGTTACTTTAAGAGTGTTAAAGGAGAAAAAATGAAGATACATATATGGAAATATTTTCACAGAAACGAAATAGGCTTTGGCATATTTTATAGCCATTATGACGAATGTCGCTACTTACAATTTAATTTACTGTTTTGGGGCTTTGTTTTGCAGTTTGTAAAGAACAAAAAACAAAAGAAAAGGATAAAAAAGAAATGATAGTTCCAGAAGTACAATTAGCAAAATCGGTTATCGCATTGGCGATTGAAGACTCTTTGGAAAAGAGAAAAAGGGTTAGAAAGAACGGAGAGCCTTATAAATGCACTAGCCAACAATCATCAGAGGAAACAGCAACAAAGTCTCAGGCTAGATCGTTTTTGTGTTCAGAAAGCGGATCTTGGGCGCAATCTAGGGAGTTTTGGTGTGATATGGCTGGCTTTCCTTCTGAATGGCTTTTAAAATGGGGTAAGGATATGGAAAAGAAAGGCTGGATCCCAGACGATAAAGTTAATACTATAAGAAAGGCTTTTTCTGAAAATGGAAAAAATAACGTATTATGATATAATATATCGGGAAGGGTTAAAATTGTTGCCATATATTTTGAAAATGAGGGTCGTAAATGGATCAGACGAAGGAAGTAAAAGTGTATCTTGACAATAAACCTTGTGGGACAATTAAGGTTGTGGATGGGCAACTGTTGCTCTATCCAGTAGATAAGGCAAAAAGGCATATAACCACTCAGAATTTAAACGAGGTTATTGCCTTTTTTCGTAATGAAAGGCAAAGATGATTTACAGGAACCAGCTAGATGTTACGGGTAGATCTTCGGAGATCGGCCACAAAGCAGAGGAAGAATTTAAGGCTATTGTTGAAAAAAAGTACGGTAAAGGAGTTTGGGAATATCGGGGAACGGTATCTGATGACGTCCAGCATATTGATTGTTATTTAAATATAAGTGGTAAGAAGTATTCTGTTGATGTTAAATCCTGTAAGCAAGTTGGCCACAGGGGTCTTGTTTGGGTTGAGTTCATGTCCCATTCATACAAAGGCTGGTTATATGGGCAACAAGATTTAGTCGCTTTTCAGCGCCCAGACGGTAAATTTTTGGTTGTAAAGAGAGAACGGCTTAAAGATTACGCAGAATGTGTTTGCATGGGTCAGGAATATGTTAATTCGAAAGAGCTGGCATATCATAAAATTTATACAAGAATTACACGTGATAGGAAGGGCGTAAATAAATTAGATGTTGTGTCTATGCTTTCCTATGATGAAATTGAGGATAATTGCTTCGGGAGGATTTGGGGATAATGCAGATATTTGAAAAGGTTCAATCTAGGATTTATGAAGCCGATCAAGACGAATTTGAAGACTCATTTGATCTTGCTCAGGCATTCAGTCATGTACGAGCGGAAATGTGGTATTGGAAGGCTGTCGCACGTGATCTAAAAAGAGAAAATAATCAATTAAAATGGATGGTTAAAAAAAATCCAAGTTTTTTAAAAAAAATGCTTGATTATATAAAAAAATATAGTTAGAGTATTACTAAAGGGAGGGTGATAATATGGGTGAGAAAGAAATGGCAAAAGCGGTAATACTTCAAGCAATAAAAGACGCTAGTGCTTTAAGAGATACATACAACAGGAGAACAGCAAGAAACTTTTTAACGGGTTGCACTTCAGAATGGAGAGATAGTTTAGAAACTTGGTCTGATCTGGCGGGCTGTGATTCATTTGCAATTATGCGGAAATATCGTGCAAAATGGAGTCGCAATGTGTGAGCAGATGACATTATTCCAAATAACCAATAGTTATGATATTGGAAAATTGAAAGAGATATGTCGTAATGAGATCAAGAAGAAGTTCCCACATCCAGTTGAAGACGAAGAGTTTGATGAATATTTGCAATTTATAGAGGACGAAACGGATCTATTGTATGCCGAGCGTCTTAAAAAAATAGCGAATGAGATAGAAAAGCGGATATTGGGTGGAGAGCCACAAAAAATACAAAAAACATATTGATTGATTTGACTTTACGGATATAAAATACTATAATGAAAATAAGGAGTTAATAAAAAAATGAAAGAATTAATTGTTACGTTGCTAGTTATAAAATCAATGGCGAAACAACTTCACTATCAGGCTTCAGGGTTGGGATTCTGGTCTGATCATAAACTTGCCGATGAAATCGCAGACAGATTGGATGATTTTATTGATGAAGCGAATGAATTAATACTATCCGCTGAGGAAGCGCCTTTACAGAAACAAATCTTAATGGCAGCATCTGAAGCAATACCAGAGGTTATAACTTGGAACCTGCTTTATAACGTTATTTCTGAATATCTTACAACACCTATAAGTGGTCTTGCTGAGGGGTATAATGATTTACTCGCTCGGGTTGCGAATGATTTACAGCATAAACTTGGATTTATCAGGAGACGGTTATTATGAAATTGGTCGAAATCAGGAACGGTAATAAGCTGACTATAAAAAGGGTTCCTGACGACTGGGAGCCGAAAGACGAGCATAAGGATATTGGCCAGAGGGATCTGACAACAACCGACTGCAAGACGTTCTCGTTCGGCATGACTGAAGAACAACACAGGCAAATATTTGGAGGAAACAAATAATGGCTGGAAGACCTAGACGGGAAATATCTGATGAAGAAATACTGGCTGTAATTGATAGAATGCACGATACGGACGATTCCGTATCTAAGATATGCAAGGAATTAAAGCTATCTACTGCCCAATATTATGATGCATTAGAGAAAAATCCGATTTTTAAACGTCTACACGTGCACGCACATACAGAAAGAGCTGAAAAGTGTGTTGATCAAATTCATGAGGCTTTGCAGGAGTTAAAGAACAAAACAATGGATCCGTCTTCTGCAAGAGTTTATATTGATACAAAGAAATGGGAAGCTGCGAAATATTGTCCTAGATTCTTTGGAGAAAGACAACAGGTTGAAGTGACTGGTTCCGAAGGTGGAGCTATATCGATCCGTAGAGAAGTAAGTATTGACGAACTGAAAGCGGCTAAAGAAAAATTGGGGGTTTAATGATACCCGACATCAAGGATATTGAGAAACACCCAGAGGTTTATGCCAAACTTCTCCAAATGAGCCTTAAGGCGTTTATTACCGTATTCCATTATTATATATACAGAAAGCCGTTTAATTTTATGCCTTTTCATGAGGAAATCATTAAAAAGCTGGAAAATATCGTATATGGGAAAGCTGAGAAAAAGAACTTGTATATTGGATTGGCTCCTCGTTTTGGAAAATCTGCAATTATGCAATACCTTATTACTTGGGGATACGCTATAAATCCTAATTGCAATTATATTATGACATCATACGGAGACAAGCTAGTTCTTAAGTTCTCAGGTATAGCGAAGTCCATTATTGAAAGCGATCTATACTATAAATTATTTGGTCTTAAGTGCGTAAAGGATACAACGGCAAAGGATTTGTGGAAAATAGAGCAGGGCGGAGAGTTCAGAGCTGTATCTATGAAGGGAATTATCACTGGGTTTGGATGTTTTAACTATAATCAGCCAGTTATAACAGAAAAAGGAGAGATGCTTCTTGGTGATATTGTTGAAAAACAAGAGAAGGTAAGAGTATATTCATATAATCATAAAAAGAGCCAATTTGAATTAAAGAATATTAATTTCTATATCAAGAATAAAGATCAAGAATTTGTAAGAGTGTTATTTAATGACGGAAGTAGCGTAATATGCACGCCAGATCATAAATTTTATACAGATAAGGGTTATGTAGAAGCTAAAGATTTAATCAAGAGAAACTCTATTCTCCCTTCTAACTCTTTGAATAACGTCAATAGATATTCCAAATTTTTTGCATATATCCTTATAGGAATGATTTTTGTCTGCGATATACTTCGTTTCGGCATCTGTAAAGAGTTTCTTTCTTGGATTAGTATTATGGCGACCTCTTTGAAATCTTATTCCCTCCGTTTCTTTAGACCAGTAAATTCCTCCCTTAATATCGGAAACTTGTGTGTAAGATATGTTAAAATCCTTTGCAATAAGTTTGTAGGGTCTTCTATCTGCCGCAATTTGCTTTGCTTGTTCTATGGATATTTTGTGGTTCCTGTAATGAGTACCGTGAAGAACACTATCTCTTTCGTTGTCGGATTGCGTCCAATAAGAAAGATTTTCAACCCTGTTATCGGTGCAGTTTCCGTTAAGATGTCTCGTGAACATTCCTTCTTTTTGAGAACCTATAAACGTATGCGCAACAAGTTGGTGAATTCTGCATTTATGCCTAACGCCATTTATACTAAGATCAACACATTTATATCCTTTTTTGTTCGTATATTCAGAAAGAACATGATTGGTTCTGTCGTTTTTAACGATGCCACACCTGTTAATAGAATAAAATCCTTTAAATTCTGGAATAGAAAACCATTGATCGTTTATAGTCTCGGACATAACTTTACCTCCTATTGTTTAAATGTTTCAAGTAATCATAACATGCTTTTAGGGGGAAATCAACAGGTTTTAGTAAGTAATTGTGGTCAGCATGAGTCAGGATGGGGCGGAGCTCTTATTATTGATGACTATTTAAAGGCTGATAACTTTAATTCTGAGGTGGAAAAGCAGAATTGCGTTGATGTTTATACCAACACATTGAAATCAAGAAGAAATAATCCGAATACACCAATTATTTGTATTGCTCAGAGATTGGCAACAGATGATCTTGTGGGGTGGCTTAAGGCGAATGAAGCCGAAGATTGGGACTTTTTCAGTCTTCCGACACTTAATGAAGAGGATAAGAGCATTTGGGAAGCTATTGTGCCATCAAAGGATCTGATAAAGATGAGAGAGACCAATCCATTCTTGTTTTATTCTCAGTATCAGCAAGAGCCAATAATTTTGGGCGGATCTGTTATAAAAGAGGACTGGTTTAGGTTCTATCCTAGTGTTGAGGTGGATTATAAGCGTATGTTTATGACTGCGGACACGGCCTTAAAGGTGAAAGAATGCAACGACTACACAGCAATAGCACTTTGGGGCATAACAACACACAACGAGCTTTATTTGATTGATATGTTACACGGTAAATGGGAAGCGCCCGATTTGGAACGTCAATTTATATCGTTCTGGAATAAATGGCGCAAGGGTATAGGCATAACAAAGCCCAATTCCGTTTACATAGAGGATAAAGCGAGTGGGACGGGGCTTATTCAAAGCATAAAGAGACAGGGTGGAGTTCCTGTTATTGCATACGAGCCTGAAAAGGATAAATTGACTCGTGTTATGGACGTCACACCGTATATTGAGAGCGGGTGCTTGTATTTGCCAATAGGGAAAGAATACCAGATAAGCAAGGATTTACTTTCTGAATGTGTTGCATTTACAGCGGATGACAGCCACGCCCACGACGATATGGTTGATTGTATGACAATGGCATTAAATATTGCATATCGTAAATCACCAATGAAGGTTGCTGATGATGTGGCCGAGCAGATACAAAGTTATTCTATGTATTGATTTGACAATGCCGAGTGAAGTTGTTATACTCAAAACATAATTTAAAGAGGTGCCTAATATGAAAGATGTTAAAAACATTGAAACTCATTTTCCTGATAAAAGATCTATGATTGTAAAGTTGTCGGAGTATACGCCTTCGACGAATTCGTTTGATCCACCAATGACTTTGGGTAAGCCAAAAGAAGATCCTGTCTGTATGGCTATGGACGGATGTATTAAGAACGTATTATCTGGATTTAGAGATGAGCTATTTGCTGCTGGAGCACCTGCATTCTTAGGTTATGCTATGCTTTCCAATGTGTCACAAGAAGCGTTAATTCGTGCTGGCGTTGAAACGATTGCTGATGAAATGACACGTAAATTCATTCAATTCACTTATGATGATGACGACGGAAAGGAAAATCACGAAAAAGAGATAAACGAGATTGAAACAGAGGCTTGCCGCTTTAAGATTAAAGAAAGGTTCAATCTTGCTGCACAAAAAGACGGATATTTTGGCGGATGTTTGGCTTATATCGATATGGGAGAAATATCAGACGCAGAGAAGATGGAGCCACTTGTATTAGACACCAAGACGTTCAAAAAAGGATCATTTAGGGGCTTAAAGATCATTGAGCCAATTAATATTTATGCTGGAACTTATAATACATCAGATCCAACGGATGAACATTATTTTAATCCTGAATTCTGGTATATTTTAGGGAAACCGTATCATGCTAGTCGCTTCCTTTATTTTGCTTCAAATCCAGCGCCTTTATTGTTAAAGCCTGCGTATAACTTCTTTGGTATTCCAAGAGCGCAAATGGCTTTGGATTATGTGGCTCATTTTGTTGAAAACCGTGAATCTGCACAAAACCTATTGAATAAATTCAGCTTAACCTGCTGGAAGACAGATTTAACACAAATGCTTCAGGGCGAAGGCATTAATTCCATTATGAATCGTGTTAAAGGATTTAATGCTATGAGACATAACGGCGGTTCTTTGGTTGTTGATAAGGAAACAGAAGATATCGTTCAAATCAATACTCCACTAGGTGGTGTTCGTGAAATCGTTGATATGTCTTTGAATTTACTCACCGCTGTATGGCGTATTCCTAAAATTAAATACATTGGCGAGGGTGAAGGTGGATTAAATGCGTCTAGCAAGGAGCAAATGCGGTCGTTCTATGACTTTATTTTGAGCCAGAAAGAGAAAATGTTCACAGAGCCAATGGAAAAGCTGTTGAAGATCTTACAACTTAACTTAGGAAAAGAAGTAAACGAAGCTATCGGATTTAAATGGCCAAGTATGGTTGAATTAGATGATCAAGATCGTGCCGCATTGAATAAGCAAAAAGCGGATCGTGATATTGCTTACATTAATGCGGGCGTATTAAGTCAAGAGGAAGTTCGTCAGGCGCTATCACTTGATTCAAATAGTGATTATGCTATGATCGACGTTGATGATGTTCCTGAACAAGAGAATATGGGAGACGTTGAAAAGGACGAAATGGCTCAAGACGCAGCTTTGGCTGAAGATGGCCGTTGGATTACTATTGGGCACCGTGATCCAGAAGGAGAAAATGACGAAGGTGAAGATCTAAAAACAAAAAAAATAGTAAATGACAGTATAATCGACAAAATAAAGGCTTTTTTCAAGTAGATGAAAGTAATCAGACAAGTATATGCGAATAAGGGTGTTGAAGCCGATTACAGGAAACGGCTCAAGAATCTTGTCAATAAAATGAACAAGATTGTCCTTATGTGGATACTTGCCAATGCTGGAACAAAAACAGCCAATCAGATAACGAAAGAGCTTATTAAGTTCGTAAAGAAGTATCGTAAAATATTCGGATCTGAAGGGGATAAAATCGTTCGTAAGTTCGTGAAAGATATGGAGAAGCACGCAACTATTGGAATGAAGAATGCGTTTGCTGAGGCTGGGCTAAATGTCAGGCCGAACATATCTGATAGAGTAAAATCAGCGGTATATTTTGAAAACAAAGGATTGGTGAGCAGTATCCCTGAAAAATACTTTGATGGGATTCAAACAATTCTCATGATGGCAATCCTTTATGGCTGGACAAAAGGCGATTTGACAAAGGCTATAAAAAAGCGTTATATTATAACCGAACGAAGAGTTCGAGTAATTACCTCAGATCAAACTCATAAAACAAATGAGATTTTCAAAAGGTCAATTTGCGAAGAGCTTGGAGTTAAAAAGGCTCGGTGGGTCTATACGTGGAGAAGTGAAAAGCCACGTGAGAATCACGTTGAAATGGACGGAGCTGTTTATGATATGGATAAAGGTTGTTATGATTATTATTCAGATGATTATATCCAACCAGCCCAATTATATAACTGTAAATGTTCTTTCAGGCCGATTATTGAAGAGATAGGCGATAAATAATGTTAGTATATGACAAAAACATTTTTGGAAGCAAAAGAGATATAGACGCCAACGGATATTTAAGGGTAGAGGTGTGTAATATCACAAAAACTCAGGTTGCGCCATATCTTGGTAAAGAAATACCTGATTATGAGTCTTTTGGGCTAGAGCCCAACAAAATATATTTTGTGTTACGCCCTGAGGAAGAGCTTGTAAAGGCAATTCCATCATTTAACAACCTTCCACTATGCCGTAAGCATATAGAAGTAGACGTAAACAACGTTCCAAGCAAAGATATTGTCGGAAGCTTGGGAGATAAGACGGAATACGAACGCCCATATTTAAAGAATAGCCTGATCGTTTATGACAAAAAGGAAATCGATCAGATTATGAGCGGAAAGAAAAAAGAATTATCATGTGGATATCGCTATACACCAGTGCGTGAATCTGGTATGTATGACGGTAAGCCTTATGATTTTAAGATGACCGACATTGTTGGCAACCATATCGCTCTTGTAAAAGAGGGGCGGGCTGGACATGATGTGGTCGTAAGTGATACTGTTGAGTATGTAAAGGAAAAAATTATGTCACTATTTGGTAAAAAAGAAGTCGTAAATGATGAGTTCAAAGAAGCTGATCATCCACGTGATAAAGAAGGGAAATTCACAAAGGCTGGAGATGTAGAAAAAAGTCTTGTAGAGTTTAAAGAACATAAAAACGCTGCTGGTGAATCCTCAGAACGTGCTGAATTTGAATATAAAGGCGCAAAAGTTGAGGCAACACGTGAAGGGAAATTCATCCAATATAAAATACACGCTCCAAAGGGAACTGCATTTAATAGCGGCGATTTATTTTATACTGGTGAGACATATTCGTCTGATTTTGAGGGATTGGTTAAGAAAATCATTGATAATGAGAAGTTTAACGTAATTCCTGAAGAATTTAATAAAAACAACGACATCGTTGAAGACAAAGCTATTCCTGAAAAGCAGGAAGACCCCAAAAAGGCAGGGGAAGAAAAAGCCTTAAAAGATGGAGAAAAAGAAATGGCTGATAAAGAAGAAGTCAAAGAAGCCTCCGAAGAAAAGGTAGAAAATAAAGAACCTGCCAAAGAAGAGGTTGTCGAAGATAAAGCCGAAGTCAAGCCTGAAGAAGCTGAAAAGGAAGAAAAATCCGAAAAGGCTGAAGATCCTAAAAAAGAGGAAAAAGCTGATGAAAAACCAGCAGAACCTGCTAAAGAGGATAAAAAGGAAGACAAAGAAGAGGAAGAAGGCGAAAAGTGTCACGCAAAAGACAAATGCGCTATGGACTCTCAAATGGCTATGGATATTGACGCTATTAAAGCTCAAGTCCGTGAAGAAGTTATGGAAGACTTAAAAGCTCGTGATATGGCTCGCAAAGCGGTCCGCTCGACTGTTGGCGATGTTGAAATTATGGCTTTTGATTCTGCTGATAGCATTTACAAGTTCGCCTGTGAAAAGACAGGAATGAACTGTGAAGGAATTGTAAGTTATAAGGACGCTTATACTGGTTATTTAGCTGGTAAGGGTTCTAAACTTGCATTGGATGCTTCCCCCAAGAGCGGAAGTAATGTGGAATGTTTCAAAGACATTCGTATCGATTAACAAATAGAAAGGAAAAAGAAAATGGCTTTTCAAAGTTCTGTAAATCGTGTCAATACATACGGTATTCAGGGTGATTTGGCGAATGGACAAGTTCCTCATTACACTCCGACTACTCCACGTGTTGCCGCAAACGATTCCATCAATGTTGGTGGTTTCGCATGGGTATCTGACTCAAACGGCGTCGCAACTGCTGCGTCATCTGGTACAGGTGCTCCAACTGGTATCGTTCAACGTGTAAAAGACGTTCCAAACTATACTATCAAATCAGAAGGTTCCTTAGCGGTTCCTGCTGGACGTAAATGTGATGTTATCGTGTGGGGCGATGTGTTCGTCAATGTTCCATCTGCCGCTGTCGGTAAGGTTTTATATGCAAACAATACAACTGGCGCAATTACTTGCAACACTGCTGGTCAAACAGTTTCAGGATCAACTGAAACAAATTGGAAGATTATTTCCTTAGCCAACAACGCTGCTGCTGCTGGTGGTTCAATCTGCATTGTTTCTAATGTAAAATAGGGAGAAAATGACAATGGATTTAAATACTTGCAAACAATTCGGTATCAACCTCAACGGGTATGCTGGAATTAAAGGCGATGAAGAAGCTGTAATGGCAATGGATGCTGCTTTATTAACAACAGCAAACACAACCGTACCAGCTGAATTATTAGCTTTCTTTGATCCAAAAGCGATTGAAGTTTTAACTGCAAAACGTACAGCTACACAAATCTTCAACGAAGTCAAAAAAGGCGATCGCACAACTCCATACGCAAAATTCCGTATGGTCGAACATACAGGATACACACAACCATATTCTGATTACTCAGACAATGGTAAATCTGATGTGAACTATTCATATCCTGTTCGTGAAAACTATCTCTTTGAAACAGTCATCAAATACGGTGATTTAGAAGAGGCAGAAAGTTCACGTGCTAAAGTCAATTTGTTAGCTGACCTTCAATCTTCAGCTGCACACAACATTGCTATTGATACAAACCGCTTCTATTTCAGCGGTGTATCTGGAATGGACAACTATGGTATCTTAAACCAACCAAACCTTCCACAAGCAATCGTTGCTGCTAACGGTGCTGCTGGTACAGCTACTTGGGCAACAAAGACTGGAACAGAAATCTACAACGATATCGTTGCTCTCTATTCCGATATGGCTTCTCGTGCTGATGGAAACATCACAAAAGACACGAGCTTCAAGTTAATTGTTGGCCCGACATCTGACGCGGAACTCAACAAGCTCAATGCTTTCGGAACAGAAACAGTTGCTGCTTTAATCAAACGCAACTTCCGCAACCTTGAGATCATTGTTGCTCCAGAATATGATGACTCTACAAAGAAGATTCAGTTAATTGCTGTCAATGTAGATGGTCAAGCAACTGGTGAATGCGCATACAGCGAGAAGTTCACGGCTGGACGTGTTGTTCCATTCTTATCACACTTTGCTCAAAAGTTCAGTGCTGGTGTATTTGGAACTGTAATTTATCGTCCTGTCTTTGTGTCAACAATGACTGGTATCTAACCTAAAAGGAGGAACTTAAAATGGTAGATAAAATGACAAACGAATCTAAGAACACGCAAATCCTTAATGCAAAGGCTTCAGCTGATCAAGAAGTTGTTGCCGATGCAGTAAAGAAAGCTTCCAAAGGGAAAGTCACAATTTTCTGTGGTATCCCAATGGGATTAAAGCTTAATTTAAAGGGTGGTGATTTTATTCTTAACGGTGTGCCAATGTCTCACGTTGTTTCAGCAATCAAGGGTCAAGGATTTTTACCTGCTGGTAAATTCGGAATGACACCTGCAACTGCTGAGATTTGGGACGAGATCTTTGCCAAATATGGCAAGTGTGACTTTATCGAGAACGGTACGGTATTTGCTAAGGCCGATATGGATGAAGGTCAAGAGATCGCAAAAGAAAAATCAGGCTCAAAGTTCGAAAAGAACTTAGGCTTTGATCAGGCAGATCCGAAAAAGTCTAAAAAGACCAAAAAAGCGTCAAAAGAGGACTAAAAAATGAGTGAGAGTGTTGTTTTTGTATATTCTGAATTTGCTGGTATGTTCCCAGAGTTAAATACATCAGAGGAGCAAGCAGAACTAGCCTTTGAAATGGCTGAAGGTATCGTAAACAACACTCCTTCATCTGTGGTTCAAGAAGTTTGCCGTAGAAAGAAAATATTATACCTTCTAACAGCTCATATTGCTTTCCTTCTTAAAAGGGGAGCTGGAAGTATTGGAGCTGTATCGAATGCAAGTGAAGGGAGCGTATCTGTTGGATACGCTGGATTAGGCCAGCTTGGCCAGTCTTACTTTGGGCAATCGCAATATGGTTTATTATTCTGGCAATTAACTGCTAAATATAGGTCAGGGTTCTATGTTGCATGATAACTGTCAAAGTAAAGATAGACGATAAAAATATATTAAAAGAGCTTCAAAAACAAAGTGCTTTTGTGGATGTCGGCTGGTTTTCTGGTACAGAATACCCAGACGGAACACCTGTCGCCTCTGTGGCGGCACAAAACGAGTTTGGGCACGATAACGTGCCACCTAGACCATTCTTTCGTCATGTGCTTAAAACACGTGCTGGAAAATGGAAAAAAGTTTTAAGAGATAACCTTGCCAAAGAGCCAGATGTCAGAACGACATTATCGGCATTGGCAGATGTAATGGTAGAGGATATTAAGGACACAATTAAGATCTGGACATATCCACCCAACGCAGCGTCAACAATTAAAAAGAAGGGCTTTAATGATCCTTTGGTTGACACAAAACGAATGATGGAATCTGTTGATTGGAGAGGTGACTGGAAATGAATTTACATGAAATCGTAAGTGGTGCAATAAATGCCGTTAATCCTTTTCAGAGCATTACAATAACGCCCAAATCAGGATACACAGTTAATGAATACGGGGAAGCTGTGCCAACAAGTGGCGTTTCCTATACTATGGACGCACAAGTTCAGCCCGTATCGAGCGAAGATTTAAGATTTATTAATAATTACAATGAAAGCACAGTTTATTTGGCTTTTTGGATCAGTGCTGATGTTCATAGCCTTAACAGGCCTTTGGCTAGGGGTGGAGACATTGTTTCCTATAACGGGAAAACATACAAAGTTGTGAATATGCCTGAAAATTGGTATAATACAGCTGGTTGGAGCCATTTTGTGGCCGCATTACAATTAGGGGGTTCTAATGCCAACACCAACACTTAAACAGTCAATTCAATTAGGGATCCGTGAGATGTTGAAAAAATACACGGATTGCCAAGCAAACAATATTTTGTGTGGATACAATAATAACGTAGAGCTTCCACACGATAATAACTATATCATTTTTACAATAATGAATCCTGAACGTCTAGGGACGCCTATTGTTAAGTTTGATCCGACAGAGTTTAAAAATTCGTCGTTTCAAGACTTTAGGATAGATGTTCAGATAGATTTTTACGGTCAATTTGCATTTGACCGTGCAAATGATATAATAAACATATCAAGAACGCCATTCCTTTGCGAGTTCCTGAAACAATACAATATCCAGCCGATAGAATGCGAAGAAGCAAGAAATCTGACTGGTGTTAGTGGAGAAAGGGAATATGTAGAGCGTTGGATGGTTAATTTGAGTATTGATTACCGTGATGCCGTTAGCGATAATCAAGATGGTTTTAACACGGCAACATTAAATAAAATATATACGGAGTTATAAAAATGACAATACCTGCTTCACAATTAGTTGATATTACTCCCCGTGTTATTGGCGGCGGTTTAACAGGGTTATCGTTTGTTGGTACTCTCTTATCAAAAAGTGAGAGATTGCCAGTAGGGACAGCGGTACCTTTTTACACCCTTGCTTCTGTTGGGGAATATTTCGGCACAGATTCAAATGAATATAAATTAGCTGGTACATATTTTGCTGCTGATTCAAATAAGGATAGAACACCAGATGTTATTTGGTTCTTCCGCAAGGTTGATGCTGCAACAGCTGCTTTTGTTCGTGGTGCTTCAAATCCATGCAAATTGAGTGATCTTACATCCATTACAAACGGATCATTTACGGTCACCATTGATGGAACACAAGCTGTTTTATCCGCTTTAAGTTTCAGCGGAAAAACATCATTCTCAGGAGTTGCTGGCGTAATTAATGACGCAATTCAAGCCATTGAAGGCTTAGACGAGGCAACTTGCGAATGGGATACAGATTTCAATGCCTTTGTTATCACTTCAGGAACAACTGGCGCAGCTTCTTCAGTCTCTAAGGTTGAAGAAAACTTTGTCGGAACACCTGTTGGTGCATTACTTGGATTAACTTCTGGCGTTGTTTCAAAAGGTGGAGTTTCAACTTCATTAACTGATACAATGGCACAATGTATTGAATCAAATAGCAATTTCTTCTCATTCATGCCTGTATGGCAAGAATCATTAAGCGATGCGATTGAGCTCTCAACTTGGTGTGATGAGCAAGGCGTCCGCTTTATGTATGTTGCTGTTGATAACAGTGCCGACGGATTAACACCAAACAATCCTGCTTGCTTAGCAAAACAAGTTGCTGCAAAGAAAGGAACGGCTCCATTCTACAACACAAAAGAAGGTGGCGCTTTCATTATGGGTGCCTGTGCGGCAATTAACGTTAATAAGTTAAATGGACGCAAGACATTAGCGGCAAAAAGAGGAAGTGTTGAACCAACAAACGGAAATCCAAATCATTCTATCATCCTTTTGAACAATGGTTATAACTTCTATGGCGATTATGCCAATGCAAGCAACCAATTCAAATTGTTCCAAAACGGACAGATTTCAGGAGATGCAAAGTGGATTGATACTTACTTTGGCCAAGTTTATCTCCGTGATGGATTGCAAAATGCTTGGATTAACGCTTTAATGAATGCAAACACAATTCCATACAATGCAGATGGATACGGTGTATTGCACGCAGCCGCTATGGATGTTATAAATACAGCATTAAATGCTGGTTTCATCCGTCAGGGTGTTTCATTAGACGAATCACAAAAAGCTCAGGTTCAGCAAGAAGCTGGTTTAGATATCTCAACAGCTTTACAAACTAAAGGTTGGTATTTACAAATTTTAGATCCAACAGCTCAAGTTCGTGCTGAACGTGGAACGCCAATCGTGAACTTCTGGTATATGGACGGCGGTTCTGTACAGAAGATTCAAGGAACATCAACTGTTTTATTATAGGAGTAGAAAATGAGTAGAGACATTACATCCGCAAACAGCTCAGCAGTAGCACACTGCAAATTTTTCCCAGCTGGGTTAAAATTTGAACAATATTCTGCTGATGGAGCTTGGACACAAGACGCTTATCAAACTGTTGAAACTCGTATGGGAGTAGACGGTAAGATGTCAGCTGGTTATACGCCAATGGAAAAAGAAATCACATTCTCTTTCCAAGCGAACAGCCCAACATTAGACGGATTGGATATTATCTGGCAAACAACTGAAGTTTCAAAGACTCCAGAGTTTTTACAGATCATCATTGAATGCCCAAGCATCAAAAAGCGCTTTGTTTTAGCAAACTGTGTTCTTATGAACTACAAGCTAATTCCAAACGCTCAAAAGGTTTTAGAACCTGTTGATGCGACATTCCGTTGTGAAAGTATATCATCGGATCCAATGGCCTAACATTTGATAGGAGGAACGTTAAATGTTAAGAGAAACTGAAATAACAATAGAACAGGGTCGGGATGCTGGCAAAAAGTTTAAAATAACTGAAATGCCAGCAACCAAAATGGACAGATGGACTGTAAAGGCTATGTGTGCACTTGGTAAGTCAGAAGGTGCGAGTTTGGTTAAATTCGCTTCAATGGATATGGGGGAAGTCTTTAAGGCTTTCCTTAATTCTGATCCTGAACAAACACAACCGCTTTTAGATGAATTGCTTGCCTGCTGTTCCTATCAAAAGGACGGTACAAGTATTCAATTAAAAGGGAATATTGTTGATTCAATCGTTGAGGACTTCCAAACATTATTTAAGCTTCGTATGGAGACTTTAAAACTGTGTTTGGGTTTTTTCGACGAAGGCGATGGTTCAAAGGCAGATTAAATACTAACGAAAGCCTTAACGGGTATCAGAATTTATCGCCAATAATAGGGTCTGTCGTAAATAGCAAGTTAGCAACTCTCTATGAGCTTCAGACCATATACGGAACGGAAGACCTATTTGATTTATACGAGGTAATTCTGGTAAAATTGGTTAATGAACAGATATTGAGAGATAAAGCTAAAAGGAAAAGATAAATGGCTGGGTTAAAATTAGCGGATTTTTTTGTTAGAGTAGGCTTTAATTCTAAAGAATTTGATGCTGGTGCAAAAAAGACAAATGCAGCTCTTGGGAAAATGGCTGGTAATTTTAATGGACTGGCCAAAATCGCAAAAATAGCTATTGGTGGGAAGATTGCGTCAGATATGGCGTCAATGGGTCAGCAAATGGCTTTATTGGCGAGCAAGACGGGAATAGAAGTCGGAAATCTAACATCCTTATCAAGTGCTTTTACATCCGCTGGATCATCTGCAAGCGCATTTAATAACGTTGTCAATAAATTAAATTCAGGCCTTATGGGCTTGAGTATGGGCGACGCATCTATTGCTGGAATATTGGGCGCTATGGGTATAAGTGCCTATACAGCAGAAGGTGGAATACGCACGGTTGATGACATTATCCCTGAAATAGCCGATTGGGCAAAATCTCAATTAGATCTTGGCCGTGATAGACGAGAAATCCAAGAGTATTTGGCTCGCAATTTAGGATTTGATACAGCAAGTGCAAATTTGCTTATGGGCGGGAGTGAAGCAGTCGCCCAAGAGCAATTAAAAGCGCTGAGAGAAGGCCGTACATTAAGCAAAGAAGCCGCTGAGAATTTAGATAGGTTTAACAACAAATTAAAAGAGCTCTGGGAAACTCTGAAATATGGCTTTTTGGATACATTCGGACAGGTTGCACCCATATTTGAGCAAACAGCAGAGTTCTTTAGAAAAGTTGCTGTTGGTTGGAAGTTTATCATTGATGAGGTGATTGGTAGTTTTAAAAACCTTATTGACTTTTTCATTGGAGAAAGGGAAAAAGATAAAAAAGAGATTGGTGAGTATGGATATAAGGTCTATACTGGTGCTGGTCACCAAAACCTTCCTGTCGCAGAAAGCATTGAAGCAGATGCTCTTTTAGGAAAATATTATAAGGAAGGGCTGACGGACGAAGAAAAGAGCCGCTTAAAATCCCTTATTGGCGATTTTGAATCAAATTACGAAGCGAGCAGAATTGGCGTTGATCCAGCTCTTTATAATGAGAAAACTATTGAAAACTTATTCCCAGACCCAGCAAAATCTTCTGATGCTGCTCTTCGTTGGGGAACAACAATCAATTATGATATTAAGCAAACAAACGAAATTAACGGCGTAGAAGGTGCTGAGAATTTGGTTGATGTTATATATGACGAAACTCTCAGTGCTGCAACAAGTGGTGCTGGACAAATGGCAAGATTGGCTAATGTAGGGGGATAAAATGGCTTTTACAAATTTATTATCGACTTTAACAAGTAGCTTACCACTCCCCAGATTAGGAACGTGGGATATTCAAGTAAAGAAAGAAACGAAAAAAGCTAAAGAATCCGATAAAGACATTTTTGATAAAATAAACAGCGTTTTACAGGGTGTCTCTCGTGCAATATCTCTTTCAGATGTTAGCCAAAGCCTTTTTGGCCAGTCTGATGATAAATATACGACGGTCGTAAATTTTGACAGCTTTATATCGTTTAATGGTATTCGTGATAGCTCCATTGTGAGCCAAACGATCGAAGGCGGGTCATTTAGATCTGTTAATAAGATCACAAAGCCAAACGTCGCTAAGGTTGTATTGGCAAAAGGTGGATTATATAAGGGCATAGAAGATTGCCTGAGCGTTTTAAAAGATTTGGAAGGATCAACAAGCATTCTTCGTATTGTGACGCCTTTTGGTGTTATGGATGAACTGAACCTGACGCAATTAAACTATTCATTTAAGCGTGAAACTGGATCAAATCTGTTAATTGCTGAATTAACGCTTCAGGAAGTAAAGAGCCAATATCAGAAAGCGCCTTATGACGTGAAAAACATTAAAAATCCTCAAGATTCAAATACTCAAAATGTTGGGTTGTTAGGAGTTAAGAAATGATTATCCCTGTTCAGGCATTACCAAATCAAAAGTTTAACGTGGATCTTGACGGACAAAACTGCGAAATAGAAATTCTGATGCGTGGATTAAGTTTATACATGAACTTAAGCATTGATGATAAAGTAATACAAAATGGAATGATTTGCTTGAATAACGTCGATATTATACAGTATAATCACTTGCCATTTAAGGGTCGTATGTTCTTTCAGGATACTCAAGGGAACTTAGATCCGTTATATTATGGACTAGGGGATAGGTGGATCTTAAATTATGTTCAGCAGTAAGCGGATAAAGGTAGAGATAACGATTTATGACGACAAGTTTGAAACTGGCCGTGTATTAACGTTTGAAAATTTACCAGTTCGTGCTGAAATTGTTAAGGTCGGCTTTCCTTCTACTCCTAAAGCAAATATACAGATTTTTGGTGTTAGTAAAGACAAAATGGACACGATAACAACGGTTTCGTGGAAAACTGGATTTATTAGCAAAAAAAGGATAAGGCTATATACTGACGAAGGCTCGGGATATAGTTTGCTCTTTGAAGGTGGGATTATGTATGCAGCGCCTGTTTATAAGACAGCGCCGAATATCTACATACAGATCGAATCTTCTGTGGTGGCTTACCCAAATATTAAAGCTGTTCCTCCCTTTAAAGTTAAAGGGGAGGCCACCATATTTTCAGTTATTAAGGGGATTTGTGAGCAATATGATATGCCGTGCGTCAACAAAGGCGTTGAAGGTGTTTGCTCTGATCCTTATTTTAATCAGGCGGGTCTTTCTAATAGAGTAAAGGCTGCTTGTGATGCTTACGGGGTTGTTCCAAGAATTAAGAATAATCGTGTTGAAGTGTGGCCAAAAGGTGGATTTTCCACCCGTAAATTCACATTTAATAAACTTAATTATACTGGGTATCCCTCGTTCAACGCCACAGGAATTATCATTAATTGCGATACAATGATCGATATTGATGTGTCAGATTCATTTGAAATAAAGGACAGCGAAGTCACTTTGGCACAAGATAATTGGCAATGTGAGAAAATAGTCTATTCTTTGCAGACTTTGACAAATGGTGGCAAATGGAATATGATGTTGTACGGAAGACGTATAAGTGCATTCGGGGGTCAAAATGTCTGATGAAATTCAGGGCTTAGCAACACCAACTGATCAACTGGATGATTATAACGCCCTCCAGTTTATAATTGATGTTATGATTAAAAACACCGTCAATACGGTTGATGTGGTGAAGGTTGTTGCTGTTGATTCAGAAAAGCACGAAGTCGATGTAATCCCTGTCGTAAAGCCTTTATTGGCCTCAGGCCAACCATTAGATGAATCAGAGATTTACGGGCTTAAATATATTCAATATCAGGCTGGTGGAAATGCTGTATTGATGACGCCTGAAGTTGGCGATATTGGGCTAATCCTGATTAATAAGAAAGACATTAAGAATATTGCGGGCGGAATTGCTGGATCGTATAGAAACTTTTCACCAGCAGACGGCGTATATTTAGGCGGGATATTTGGATTTAACAAGCAGCCCACACAAAAGGTTGAATTTAAGACCGACGGATTGCATATTGATAGTGCCGTAAAGGTATTTTTAAATGCCCCAGATGTCGATGTTCAGGCTACGAATGTAAATGTAAATTCCTCTGGATCTGCAACCATTACAAGCCCCAGTATTGATTTGGGCGGTGCTGGTGGATTAGGTGTGGCCAGAATTGGTGATTCTGTAAATTTAACTACGGGGAAAATTGTCAGTGGGAGCGCCACTGTGAAAGCGATAGCATAATGAAAACGTTAGCATTAGATAATACGAACTGGGATTTAGGATTAGATGACGTTGGGAATATTGCCACCAAAGAAGGCAATAATCAAATAAGTCAAGACGTTGCTTCATCTGTTCGTGTTTTTAAAGGTGAGTGTCCATTTGACACCGATAGGGGAGTAGCGTATAATGAACCTGACCTTATAAGGGAAACTTTAATGTTCGATATGAATAACGAAGCGAAACGGATTAAGGGTGTGGCTGATTCTACGGTTGTATTTAATCAATTAGAGAATAGAAAGCTGAGCACAACAATTTATATAGAGACAGAAAGCGGGGATAAGATAAATGTCGGCTAATTTAACAATCAATGAAAACGGAATAACAGCGCCTCAAACATCTGAAGTTAAACAGGCGTTCCAAGAGATATTTACAAACGCTTTCGGATCTGATTTAAGCCTTGATGATGCAACACCTCAGGGATCATTAATTGATGATTTAACAAGAGTTCAACAAGAAGCGAACTCAAATTTAATGTATGCTCTTAATCAATATAATCCAAACACAGCAAACGGCGTATGGCAAGACGCTTTAGCTTCTCTTTATTTTATTCAAAGAAAATCTGCAACTCGTTCAATCGTTAATTGCGAATGCACGGGTGTCGTTGGGACTGTTTTAAACGGTGTTGCTTCTGGTAATCCTGCTCTTGCTCAGTCTGCAAACGGAGACGTTTTTGAATGCGTCACTGGTGGAACAATACCAGCAAGCGGAACAATTACTTTGGCGTTCAGGTCACAAGAAGCTGGTGTAATTCCTGTTTCTGCAAATACGGTCAACAGAATTTATCAGGCTGTTAGCGGTTGGGATACAATTACAAATCCGTCAAGTGGTACTCTTGGGACTGAAACAGAATCAAGAGAAGAATTCGAAGCTCGTAGGAAAAAGAGCGTTGCTTTAAATGCGACTGGATCATTAAGCGCTGTTTTAAGTGCTTTGGCCAATGTTGATGGCGTAGAAGATATTAAGGTCTATGAAAACGTCGGCGATACGAGCCAAACGGTGCGTGGCGTCACTTTAAAGGCACATTCTATCTGGGTATGTGTAAATAGCGGCGTTTCATCTGAAGAGATCGGAAAGGTTTTACATGAGAACAAGTCTGCTGGTGCTGATACAAACGGCTCCCAAAGTGTTGTGTATACAGATCCAACAACAGGCGTTCCCTATACATACAAGTATGATAATCCAACGGATCAAGACATATATTTCCAAATAACTACGGCGGCAGATCTACCAGACGAAGTAAAGGCTCAAATAAAACAAGCTATCGTAAGCGACTTCAACGGTTTGGATAGCTCAGAGAGCGTCGGGATTACCATTGGAGATTCAATTTATGCAAGTCGGTTCGTTAAGGATGTCACGGCTTACGCAAGCAATTTAATTTCTGTTAAAATATCCGATGACGGCGAAGATTGGCAGGATGTTTTAACGTTCAACATGAATATTTTACCAACAATATCTGAAACAAACATAGAATTTACAACCTAGAGGTGAATAATGCTTTCACAATACGCAAATAGCCCAAAATATGTTTCATTAGCGGAAGGATTGGCCAGAGTTATTGATAATTCGTCCGTTTTGAATAATTGGTATAATATTTTCTTTAATATTAAGACGGCTAAGGGCGTTGGTCTGGATATCTGGGGTAAAATCCTGAATAAAGATCGCAAGTTTGTATATAACGGGGACGAATTATATTTAGGTGGCGAACAAACGATTGACGGTATCCATTTCTCAGCAGAGGACATGGATAACCTTTATCGTAAGATTTTAATGATGACGGCAATGGGAAACGTCGGGAACTTCTCTATATCTCAAATAAATAACGCTGTTTTAGCGGTATTTGCAGACGAAGGACGTTGCTATTGTTTGGAAGTTATGGATGAGCAGGGCGGACAAGTTGTAAGGACTGGAACAATGAAAATCCGCTTTGTGTTTGAGTTTTATGCGAATAAATTGTTTAAGGCTATCATTGAGAGCGGATTAATGCCACACCCAACGGGAGTTGGCATGGAATATCAATACTTGCCATTTGGTGAGTATATGGGCTTTGAAGTTGATGGAGAAGATCCACAGCCATTTGCTCCGTTCGATATTAAGCCGTTTAAGTGGTAATTTGACAACAGGATATTTGATAAATTATAATGAAGATATAAAAGAAAGGAATAACAAATGGCTGGTTTAATTTCTCAATTTAACGGACAAAGTGTAGAAGGCGTTCAGGAAACAGAAGGCGGAGAATTTCAACGTGTTGTAATGACAACCGCTATGGAAGGAACGACAACATTATCTGGTAAAAAATCCGTTGAGGTGTTGGTTAAAGATGAAAACGATAACGAGCAATTATGTGTTGCTACTGTTAATTTTGGAACGGTAAGTTCAGCTTCTGTTGAAAGTGTAAACGGAAAGACTGGGGTTATCGTATTAACTGGCGAAGATATCGATGTTAATACTGACGAAGGATCACGCACAATTGAAGATGAGTTCGTTGTTGTCAATCAAGATTTAGACACTCTTGGAGAAGGTTTGTCAACGGCTCAAAATGACATTGATGAATTGGGCGATCAGGTTTCAACGATTGAAGGTAAAATTCCAGATAGCGCAGCAACAACGAACCAATTAGTAACGGCTTCTGATATTGCAAACTTCTTAGACAAGACGTCAACTGAAGAACAAAGTATTGCTGGGAATGTTTCTATTGATGCAGATCTTGAAGTTATGGGAGACACGATTTTTTCAACGGCCAATCCAACTTGCGGAACATCTGCTGGCTATTCTGATTTAGATAACGGAGCATTACCAACAAAAGCTCAGGTTGAAAGTCGGATCGCAGCTTTGCTTCCAGCTTATCCATCAGAAGACGGAACTTATGGCATCGAATTAGTGGTAGAAGATGGGGTTCCAACATTATCTTGGGTGGCAAAGGAAGCATAGAAAATGTGTGAAGTGTCAAAAGGTGTCCTTGACGTTGTAGGCGATACGATGCAAAAAGAGGTTAAAACGATGTTTGAAAAAGTTATTTCAGATATTGGCCAACAGGGGCAACGAATGACAAAACTTGAAAAAAAAGTTAATTCTTTAGATAAAAAGGTCGGAATACTAGAAGGAAAAGTTGATACTGGATTTGCTTCAGTTGCTTCACAGATAAAAGAATTAAAAGACCTTCTAGAGAAAAAAGAGCCGACGTTATTCGAGAAAATAAGAGTATTAGGGACTAAGGAATACTTGCCAATGTGGATATGTATTTTAGCGATTATTCTCATATTGGGATCATTGTTTGGTGTCCCATTCTCTGATATTAAGGGTATAATTTCAATGAACAGCTAGTTCTGCCTGATAAATTCTTAGATATTTTCTTATAGTTTTATGGCAAACCTTATATTTACGGGCAATTTTAGATTTTGACCATCCACTATTAAATTCTCTCATAATTATTTTTTTGTGATCGTTTAGCTTGTGAAAATTGATTTTTGCTCCAAATTTACGTCCAAGATGAACGCCTTGAGCTTTTTTATATGCAAGAGCTTCCTTTGTTCTTGAAGAAATAAGATTACGCTCAATCTCAGCGGCAAGACCAAAAGCAAATATCAACACCTTACTTTGAATATTGTCTCCAATAGTAAAGTTTTCCTTAACGCTGTGGAGAATTACACCTCTATCTATTAAATAGCTTATGATTTTCATAATCATAAACAATTTACGACCAAGACGGGATATTTCAGAAACAATTAAAACGTCATCTTTTTTTAATTTTCTAAGGAGTTTTCCGAGATTTCTTTCCTTTGGATCGTATGCACCTGATTTTTTATCTATTACATACTTGTCTATTTTTAAGCCTAATTCTTGGGCTTTTTTAATAACGCCCTGACGTTGATTTTCTTCGTCCTGATGTAGCGAAGAAATTCTTAAATAACTATATACTGTCATTTTATACCTCCTTTTGTTATAACACAATTATAGGTTATCACAGTTCTGAATATTGTCAAGTGTGACGGTAAACGAACTTTCAACTTACCGAACATTTCAACAATAGTAACTGGTGTTAATACAAACGTACCGTGTAAAGGTAACGGAATAGCAGTTGGATTTACAAACGGAACGAAAAATTATGGTGGAATGTTTAACGGTAAAGCTGTCGCACTTAATATGGAAATAAATTCTTATGGGAAAACGATACCAAGTACAGAAAATAGCTTTAGCGAGCCATCAGGGAATCAAAGAATTGGTATTACAACAGACTCAGCAAAATCTGGTATTGTTGGAACAGTAACAAGACAAATATTTTCTATACTGTTTGCAATAAAATATTAATATTTAATAATCATATTTATTTTCAGCGAATGTGTTAAGCTACCCACAAGACCAGATTTTGCGGCGTCTGTTGTTACACCTACAACACCAGAACCATCCCAGTCTGAATAACCACTTGTAGCGCCCGCATTTAAAACAGAAGAAGATTTCCCATAATATGGTGAATTTGCAGAAGAACTCATCAACAAACCAGTTTGTGATCCTAAATTCTTTTTACCGTTTAATCCTAGCATTTTACCATTTCCAGAAACAGGTATTGAAGAACTATATTCTTTATGCGAACAATTCGGCAGGTTGAAAGTTCGTTTACCGTCACACTTGACAATATTCAGAACTGTGATAACCTATAATTGTGTTATAACAAAAGGAGGTAT